ACGTTTCCTCACCGTTTATAACAAGTACTTTTTGACTTTTTTTAAAATTTGTATGGTTAAAGTATAACTTTAAGTGATCCAGGTAACTCAATTTATGGTAAGTAAGTGTTTACTTGCTAAGTAAGTGAGTATTTACTCAAGGATCGTGCATTTCGTGCATAGGGGAGGATAGGCAAAAAAGCTATTGGAGAGATACCAAAACTCACAAATATGTCAAAATGAGTCAAGTCCTTAAAACAAGTTGTAATTTTGTCAAAAAAAATTCTATATTTGACTATGCCGAAATTAATTAAAAAAGAAGTTAAAGATAGAGCTATGCAAATGTTGGCTGAAGAACCAAATGCGTCTTTGGCGGCAGTTGCAGATGCTTGTGGTATTGGAATTACTACGCTTAAGACCTGGAAGAATGATGCAGGTTTTAATGAAGCTGTGTATACTAAGTATATGAGTACATCAGGTTTTAAGATGACGCAGGTTATGGATGCCGCGTTTAGAGAAGCTAAGTTAGGTAATGTATCTGCTATGAGGTTATGGGCAGAAATGTCAGGTAAACTTGTTAAACGTATTAGTATTAAGAATGAAAGTCCATACGAAAAGTTTATAAATATGAGTAATATTGAAGATGCCGAAGTTATGGACTATGAAATTACCTCAGAATTACCTGAGAGAGATACAAGTAATGATAAACCTAGAGTAAAGGCTAAAAAGGAGCGAGAAAGCTTAAATAACGCCATAAAACGTGGATATAAGAAAGAAGTATCGCCAGAGCAACGCGCAAAGAACAGAAAAAAGAGTTTAGAGTCGTACAAGAGGCAACAAAGAGCTAAAAAAGTAGGTTTAGAACCTTTAGGTAGGCGCACAGGTCAAGCTAGAGAAGAATGGTATGCAGAATTGGAACGTAGAGAAAAGGAGATTAGATGATATTTGCTACATGGTTAATGGTTGTTATTGGTACTATCTCAGTAAGTGAGTGTTTAAATTGTTACTATCCTAGAATAGATGAAACATATGATAGTGAAGGCTTTATGTGTTCTTGGCAGTTAGATGACTTCGAGTATGACGAAGTAAATGGTTATGTACTTAAGGAGTTTGACTCTACTGATAATTGTTTTGAGGCTAAATTTAGAGAGCTTAAGCAACGCCCATAAAAGTTATACTATCTATATCGCAGTCCTCGCATATCTGTCTGTAAACATCATAAGGAATAGGAACATCTGCTATAACTTCGTCTGAAGGTCGTGTTTCTTCTTCTAAAATTTTTAAAAATTTGGTATTTTGACTTGTTTCTTTGATGAGTTTTTTAATATTTGTGTCCACTCTTAATAGGTAGGTGATCATTATGATCTCTAATTTAGTTAGCTTTTCATCAGAACTTGCTAACTTTTTCTTCATAAGCTCTATAAGCTCTTCCATATGACTCCTAGTCTTTTAAAAACCTTCTTATGTTCTTGTATAGGTTTTTATTTAATTTTTTAAATTCAGTCTTTACATTATTTGTAAAATTACCTTTTCCTGTTATTGGTAAGAAGTTTCTAGCTTGAACTGGCGCAAAATCTAGTAATATATTTCTTTTTTCCATAGCCTTAGTCCACTTATTAGGTCGTATTTGTTGATATTTTAAGTGATATTTACCATATTCTAACATAGATACACCTCCATCTACTGCTTTAATAGAATTTAGAAGCCTTCCTGTATGTATTAATGGTTTTTCACTTGTAGTTTTGAAGTTTCTAGCGTGTCCTGATAAACCTTCTCGTCTAATTCTTTTTGTTGTTTCGGATAAAGGCTTAAATTTTCCAGACTTTATGTTTTGCTTTGCTGCTTTTGCAACAATTTTTGCTCTTAATTGTGAGTCTGCACCTATTATTTTATCTAAATTTTTAAATAATTTAGCAAAATTTAAGTTATTTACTTTAAGTTCTATTCTGCTCATTCAATATTTCTTGATTAACTGCCGCATTAGCATTAACTATTTGTTCGGCTTCTTCTAAAGACAAGTCTGTATTAATTTCGTTAAGCAATTTAGGTCTAGTTGTTAGATTATTACTTAGTCTGTAAGTATTCCAAGCAATTTGATCTTGGATTGACTGAGGATATTCAGGTTCAACAAAATTAACAGCAAAATTATTAGGAAGATTGATATTGTTTGCCTGACCAACTGCTTTTTCAACAATAAAAAATTCCTCTTCATACATTCTAAACAACTCAAGATCATCATAGTAATCCTCTGTTCTTTCTAAGTCTTTAATCATAAGACTAACACCTGATGGCATTTCACCACCTTGCTCTGCCCAATTTATCATTAAATGGTTGTTAGATGCAACGAGTTCTATTTGGAACTTTACATTTTCAATAACTGCGTTAATATCACCTTCAGGAGCAACTATATCAAATGTAGAACCTTCTGGTAAACCTAATATACTATCTGATCCTGTCCTAATAGTGTTTACATCTATGTCTGCACCTGTAGTTACTGGCTGACCGAACATTTGAAACCTTAAACCAAGTTGCATTTCAGTCATCGTTATATTTACTTGCTCGTTTACATTGACAATATCATTAGCACCTTCAACAAAATGTGAGTCTATTTGATCTTCTCTGTGTGTAAATACAAATGGTAACATACCAAAACCATGCTCGTATTGCATAGTTATGTTTCCATCTTCATCATATTGAGCATAATGAGTGTCATCCCAATAGGCATATTCTAATTTACCTGAATCAGATATGTCGTTTACAGGGAGGAGTAGCGGATAGGTAATTGCCATAGGCAAAAACGGATCGTCATCAAAGAACGCATTGTAATAATATATAGGTCTATAGTCAAAAAAAGTACCATTGGCATCTTCTTTAACCATTACCCTGTTTGCTATTGTACCAACAAGCCTCGTCATTCGTTCTATGTGCTTCATTCTAGCGTTCTTCTTGCGTGTTAAAAAGAGGTACTCATCGCTGACATTCCTATCCGCTCCTAAGGTATATATTCTCGACATCTTATTAATAAATCTTCTTGTAAAATTCACAGAGTAAGGAGGTATTTCTCTAAATGCTTGAGAGTTAAAGTGATCATTTATATATTTATCTGTTTCACAGTCTGTGTAGTAGTCTACCATGCGTCTTATTTCATCACGCCTGGCGTTTGCAATTCTTAACTTTTCATTCTTTAACGAGTCTTGTATTATGTCTTGTGCAATCATCTTTGTAGTATCCTAACTTCTCTTTTTTTAATTGGAAATCTATTAATGAAAAAATATCTCAAAGCATCACAACCATGATCGTGATAACCATCTTTGACTGGATCAGGCTTGAGTGGAAAGCCTTCTTTAGGTTCAGGATAGCGATAGTTCTCTAAGTCCTCTGCTATACCTAAACATTTTTTATTTACATGAAGAAATCTCATGCCTTCAGCATTTTCTATGAAACCTCTAACGTGAGATACACCTGCCTCAAGTTTCCTTGAAACTTTATCTCTAATTGTTCTTACAATAATGCCATGCCTTCTAAAAATCTCTATATCTCCTAAACCTGTTTGACCTTGAGCTTGTCCACCTGCAGGATCGCCAAAGTAAACAACACCTTTGTAATGTTTTGCTTTAATTCTTTTAGCAAGTTCATCTGTTTTAATATCTCTGTCATGTATAATTTCATCTATAATTTTGACGTGCCACATACCTGCTTCTCTATATGTTTGCATCCACAATACAGCAGGTTGCCTATATCCAAAGTCTATACTGCAAAAAGTAGGCAAACCAGGATCATATTTAAAATCACCCATATCAAGATTACGATCAAACGGATAAACTCTACCTGCAAAACTTGTAAACTTTGCTCCATACTCTTGATCATACACCTCTTTTGCCAAATTTCGCTTAGCTTCCAGTAAATCGGCATCGCGACTACCATCAGGATAAGCATAATTATTTTCATAACTAGGACTGTTAAATGAATGCCACATCTCATCTTTTTGTCCAAGCAAGTATAAATCATATATCCAATTAAATCCTTGTGGCGTTGTTATAAAAAGAGCTTTACCTTTTCTATCAGATAGCGTAGGTCTTAAATACATTTCCCACGTCTTTTTCTTTATTTTAGCAGCCTCATCTAGTATAAGTAAGTCTAAACCTTCACCAACTAAGCTATCAGGCTTGTCGGCACTTTTACCTTCTACTACGCTACCCCATTCAAATTCTATGTATTGGTCTTTATATGAAGCTCTAGTTGTTTCAAAACCTTTTTCCACAACCATTTTGTGCCAAATCTCTCTAAATATCTTTTCAGAGCCATCATAGGTTGGTGCAACACACCAAACTCGTTTATTAGGTTGCGCAAGTATAATTTGAGCCTCTATAGATGCGCTTACAGACTTTCCCCATCTCCTACCACAAACTGCCACACAAAATCTCCAATCTTTGTTTGGAAAGTGCAACTTTTTTTGTCCATTGTGAGGAACATAGTCTATAAAATCAAACCAATTTTCCTTAAATTCTTTATTTTCCATACTTAGTAGTCAAGCGAATTTAATATTATTTTCACAAAATTACACTATATATAGTATGTTTTGTCCGAATTATTATTAATATACCACCATATTTTGAACACAAATCAGTTAAAAATAGGAGGGCAGTATGTCCGAAGAAACAAAAGTAGCAACCGAAACAGTTAGTGAGGAAACTACACAAGAAGCACCTACAAACACTCCTGATGTAGGTTCATTAATTGCAGAAAGCAAAAAGTATAGACAAAGGAGTCAGGAAGCTGAAGCTAAACTTGCAAAACTTAAGTCTAAGTTAGAAGAACAAGAAAAAGCTAAAATGGTAGAAAAAGAAGAATGGAAGAGTTTGTACGAAAGTGAGAAAGGCTATAAAGATAAATATCATAGCCTGGTAGAACAGCGAAAAGCTCAACTATTAGAAAATCTATCTCCTGATCAGCAAGAACGATTTGGCAATAAGGACTTGGATGTTATTGAATTTATGGTAAACGAGTTAAAGAAAGCAACTCCAAAAGAAGTTACTGCGGTTGGATCAATCAATCCAGTAGTTTCTAAAAAACCATATTCTCAAATGAATGACCAAGAACGAAGAGCCTATTATAACGAAATGCTTACCAAAAAAAGGTAAAAAAATTTAGGAGAATAAAATGGCATTAGCAGGAACAAATAATATAGCACTAGCAGGAGGTTTGCAAGATAGTGGCGCTGAAGCAACTTTGCAAAACTTTATACCTGAAGTGTGGGGCGCATCAATTATGGACTATATGGAAAAAAGTCTAGTATTTGGTGCAATAGCAAATGATCTTTCAGCATTAGTTGTTGCAGGTGGTGATAAAATTCACTTACCTAAACATTCTGAGCTTACTGCATCAGATACTTATGGTGGCGGAACAGCTGCAGTTGAAACTCTTATCGATAGTAATTTAGCATTTGCTAAAACAACAGGTGCAGAAGATGAATATACTTTAGATATTAACCAAGCAATTCATAGCGCAATCGCTATTACTGATGTAGCAAAAATGCAATCAAGTTTTGATGTAATGGATATTTACACACAAAAACTAGGTTACGCTTTAGCTAAAAAAACAGATCAGTATTTAGCACTTAAAATATTTGAATCTATCGCATTTAACTATGCAAATAGTGATTCAAATGATGGCGCACAAGCAGGTAATACTATTGAGTTAAACACAACTCATGATGGAACAAATATTATCCAAGCAGGTGTTGCAAATATGTTAGAAGCTATCTATACTAATGACTCTATTGCAGATGACTACAATATGATCTTAACACCACAAACATATGCAAGTTTATTTAAATTAGATCAATTTGCAAACTATGATGGTGTAGGTTCATCATTTGGAAATGAAGTTCCATTTATTAGTGGCTTTGCAGGAAAACTTGCAGGTGTAAATGTTATTGTTTCAAATAACTTTATGCACTATGGTGTAGGTTCTGCTACTTCTGCTCAATCAGCTACACCAGTTGGTAACTTTAGTGGTAATGGTGTTGCTGACGAATCAGAAAAGTTATTAGGATACTTAATACACAAAGACGCATTACATATTGCTTATGCTTCTGGCATGAAAGCTAGAGTACAAAGCGACTATCACCTTGCTTCATTATCTACAAGATTTGTAGCAGATAGTGTTTATGGATGCACAATAACAGGAAGTACAACAAGTGGAAATAAAAGAATTTTCGCTTTAGTAAGTCCTGCATCTTAATAGTTAAACTAATTGGAGAGGATGTAATGTCCTCTCCATTTTTATGGAGAAATTATGAAAACTATGAAATTATTTTTAACTAAAAAAAATGGTACAAAATTTAAAAAAGTATTTGTAGGAGAAGATATTGAAAAAGCAAAGGCTTTAGGTTGGACAGAACAAGAAAAGAAGGTAGTTAAAAAAAGCACTAAGAAAAAAGGAAAGTAGATGTTTGATAATAATACAGAAGTAGGAAATACTACGCTTGGACAGATAGGATGCACTTATACGAAAGATAGTTCCGATGCAATTAAACCACCTTCAGGAAAAGTCTTTGTTGCAATTACTATGTTAGCTGACACAGTTTTTGATTCGTCTGGTGGATTAATATCTGAAACTGCTACAAAATTTATAAATACTGAAACTGCAGCTAATGATGCCGCCGATGGTAGTGAAACAACTGGACAAGGCTCAGGCGGACAAGTAGTAGACTCAGTAACCTTTCCTAAAGGAGTTACTATCTTTGGTAGATGGACAGAAATAGATGTTAATTCTGGCTCTGTAGTAGCCTATATAGGTTAGTATGTTAGGATTAGGATTAGGCACATCTAGAGGTGGATTTGTAGATGCCCTCGCAGAGGTAACCAATACTAAATCAATACTATTTGATGGTGGCGATGAATATATTGATTTGGGTACTGATTTAGAATCTTGGTTAGAAGGAGATGACAAGACTTTATCAGTTTGGATTCAGAATGGTGGTAATACATCAGAAGCAAGAGTATTTAATGTAGGATATGCTGATGCTGCTTCAACAGGATTTGCTCTTGGTGTAGATGCAGGAACAGACAATAAACCATTTTATTTTTTAAGGGATACAAGTGCAGGTGCTTTGAAAGTTGAATTTGGGGATGTAATGGCTGTTGGGAGTTGGCATCATTTTGCAATAGTACAAGACACTTCAGAAAATGAAGCATATATTTATCAAAATGGTGTTTTAAAAACTACTGTTTCTAATGTTGGAGTTGTTAGCCAAAGTACAAATCATAGTGCAAAAATAGGAAAATTTTGGAATGCTTCTGATATAAATTATTTTAATGGGAATGTTGATGAGTTTGCTTTATGGAGTTCTGCCTTATCTGCTTCTGAAATAACACAAATCTACAACAGTAATAGAGCAACTTTAGATTTATCTACTGACACCTTTGATTATTCATCAAGTGCTAATCTTAAAGCTTGGTGGAGAATGGGCGATGAAGCATCTACAAGAGTAGTAGATACTAATGCTAACAACCTTGTAATACCTGATATGAGAAAGA